ACTTGAGTTAAAGCATCATAGTTAATTGTTCCTGTGGCTGCTGTTGCTGAAACAGTTGTTGTCTCACGCATCTCTGTCACAAGAGTGTTTGTAACAGTCAAATTACCAACCGTGCTAGTTGTGCCACCAAGCGTTAACGTAGCATTGCCAAGCGTTATTGTGCTATTTGCAAGTAAGTTGTTAGGGATTGCCGTACCTACGCTGCTGATAGTGACGTTAGCCAACGTCATGTTGTTAAGCGTGGTAACGGTGTTTCCTAGCTGGATAGCCGTATTGCCCAGCGTGATGGGTGTAGCAAAATTGGTATCTAGGTTGGACAACGGAATAGCCGCTGTAGCCGTGCCAAAAATATTAGGAACTGCCATTTAGAACCTCACTCTTAATTCATGTTCAAACTCAAACGTGTTGTACACAAAACCAGCACTGTTACTGGTAATGGTCAATCCCAAGTACTTACCGTACTGTTGCGCGTCACTCTTGTACAAGGCATAGCCGTTGGAAACTAGCCAGCCAATAGGGGCATTGCTGTTGTTTTTCCAGGTTATGGTGGTAAAGCTATTGTTATACCAAGTGACTGCGTTGTCTAGTGTGTAAATAGGGCTGGAACCAGCCTCGCTGTCCACTGTGACAAACAGGCTGGAAGCGTTGGTCAGAGTGGCCTCAATGCCAAACTTCAGCGCCTGCTTGGTACGGATGCTGTCACCCATAGGCATCAGGGCCGTGCGAATAGTGCTAGCGACATTGCCTGTGGCGTTGCCGTACAGCTTGTACAGGTCAGTGCCTGTAGTCCCGTAGAGGTTAATCACCCCGCCAAATGGAACAGAAGTGACGAATGTCAAAGCACCTTGGCTGGTGATGAACCATTTCTTCTCAAAGAACACCGCTTGGATAGGTCTTGCAGAGGAGAGCGGGTCGTTGTAGGTGAAAGAGAATGCCGCACACAAAATGCTGTTAAGAAGAACTTGCCCACCTGTGACGGGTTTGGTGAAGTCAATAAATGGAAAAATGCCGTCTAGTTGGTCAGAAATCTTGCTGGTGGTGGAGCCAACCAAGGCGTACATTCCGTAGTCGTTCATGAACAGGACGGAACGGAAGTACGGAAAGATGCCGTACACCCGCTTAGTACCGATACTGGCGCTGACGTTGGTGTTGGTGAACAGGGTTATGCCCGTGCTGGACACCCGCAAGTCAGAGAACACGTTGATGCTGTCATCACCAAAGATGTACAGGAAGTTGTTGGCAGACAGCAAAGCCTGGATGTTGCCGTGCAATGTGGAATCTGTGATGGCAAAAGACCCCGCAGACACAGAAGTAAAGTCGCTGATGCTGGTGGCAGCAGAGTAGTACACCGTCCTGCCAGCAGCTACCCATGCTCTGCCAGAAAAGGTGGCAACATCCACAACCTTGTCTACGTTGACAAAAGCTGTAGCGGTTGCGCCCGTGCCTGGTGTGCCGCTGCTGTCGGTGATAACCACCGTCACGTTGGATGCAGCGGTGTAACCAGCCCCTGTGTTGGTCATGATGACCTGGGTAATCTGACCGCCGGACACAATAGCGTTGCCTACGGCCCGTGTTGTGTAGCCAGTAGCGCCACCAATAGTCACCGTGACGTTGGAAGAGTTGGAGTAGCCAGTGCCAAATGTGTTCATTACCACAGACACTGTGCCTGTCTTAAACGTCACCAGAGATGCTAATGCTGTGGCGTTGGTACTTGCCCCGCCACCGCTGATGGTCACTGTGGGCGTAGCCGTGTAACCCTGACCGCCGTTAGTGAGAGTAATGGCAGTAACAACACCAGAACCTACAGTAACAGTAGCGGTTGCCTGCACGTTGCCGCCTGTTTCTTGCGGGGCAGAAATAGTAATGCTGGGAGTGGTGGTGTAGCCTGCGCCAGCGTTGGTAATGCCAATAGCGCCTACAGAACCAATGCTGGACAGATTGCCGCCATCCCAAGAAAACAAGCCTTTGTCAGGGTCGCCAATGATGACCTTCTGGTTTTTAAACTGAGCGGTGGTTACGCCTGTTGAAGAAAACGTGCTTGCAGCAGCAATGTTGCCAGTTGTAGAAGCAGTGACGTTAAAATATTGCGCCGCACCATTTGATTGAAAACCAATTACATAGTCGCTGACATCTATGTTGGCAGAAACAAGCGCCGTCACCGTGTTGCCAAAAGCAACAGCAGCATTACCAGAGTCTCTGATTGTGGATTGAGATGGGGTGACCTTGATGTTGCCTGCCCCAATAGGCATGGCGTTCTCTATCCAGGCAAACTCATCTTCTCTGATGGCAGTTCTGTTGGCTTTAGTGTTAAGACTGGTGAAATTCTTAACAACAGCATAAGACTTTTTTTGCTCTGCTGCTGCCATGATTAGTACGGGCTAGAGTAAGGGTCTGGGATGCGGCGCGTGAAGACAGAGTTCTGAACAGAATTGACCTGTTTCATGTACTCTTGCTTATAAATTTCCGCTTCGCCGTAACTCTGTTCTTTGTACTTGGCCTTGTAGGCTGCGTAGACGGGCACAGGAGAGGTGTACGGGGAAACGATGGTGTCAACCGCATCAGGAGCGGCAGTTGTCAATGCTGTGGGCATGACAACCGTGTCTATCTCTATGGCGTAGCTTTGGTCTGGTATGGGCGCTATGTATATCTGCCCTTGACCATAGATTGAGAAGCAGATAGGTCTTCCAACATAGTTCTGCCAGTACCGTAGCTGGGCATTGAAATTAGTCCAGGGCAAGTAGCGCAGAGGTATGCGACTGTTGCCCCAATAAATATTGACATTCATAACATCCAGCGTGTACTGCCCGTTAGGCAGAGCCGCATAGGCAATTATTTCCGCAGGGCCGGAATACTGCAAAGTTGCTGTGCCGTTGGTGAACGGAGTAGACGGCGGGAAAGTGGCGTAAGCGGCTGGGTACGGCGGTGGAGTGGTGTCAGTAGTTCCGCTGACTGTTACTTCATAAATGAAAATGTTAGAGAACAGATAGTCTCCAGCAGTAACAGGCGTACTTGCTGCCCAAGCAGTAGCTACATTGCCACTGGTAGAAATTGGAGTTTGGGTAATCTGAAGGGTACGCAAGCACCCTGTGTCTCTAACAACGCGCTCACGGGCGCTGTTAATGTTGTCCGTTAGTTCAGCATCGTCCCAGAAGACACCATTGGCATCGTGCAGGAGCCGCCGGACTTCCGATAGGTAGGAAGTAAGTGTTGCCATGTTGCTTCCATTTTATGCTGCCCTTTGCGTAACTTTTCCCCCTACGGATTTTTCAATCCGCAGAGGTACTACGCTAACCGCCGAGGGTAAGGAGCGGTTCTGCTCTGGCTGCTGCTCAGAAATTTCAAACTGAGCCAGCAATTCCAATCCTGTTTGTAATTCTGCATGGGACTTAATCCATCCCAGGCGGGACAGAAAATGTTCCTTGTCGGGGTTTCCATAACCAAACACATGCTGTGCCACATGGAGGGGAACCTCCACGGTCTTGTTTTTGATGAATTCAAAAAAGACCCCACCAAACCCATCTCTGAGTTCGGTGGTGCTGCGGTTGGTTACAAAAACCGTCTGTGTCATAGATTCACAATGTCACCGTAAACTATCACTTCGCAAGTAGCGTCAACAGCAGTAGTCACCTTCACCCACAAAGCGCCAGAGCTATACACGTTGGAAACGGCATTTGCTACTGGTGCAATGTCTTGGAATTTGACGCTGCTGGTTACGTTGGACAGTTGAGTTGTTGCAAAAACTGCATTGGCAGCGTTGCCATCGCTAGACGTAATGATGCTTACGTTAGCGGTGGCAGCGGTTGCATTTGCGTTTGAGACAGTGACTTTGCGAACTATGTAGTTTGTTCCTACCACAGACATCACGGCAGCAACATTGCTTACCGCATTGAGCGGAACAATGGGTGCTACGGCAATGACAAAATTGCCAAATGAGTCTGGGTAACGAGCGCCTACATGGTTTGCGTTCATGTCTACTCCTTAGCTGGTGTAAGTGCCAGGAGCGTTGTTGCCGCCATTGGAGGTGTACAGGGTCAAGGTCTGAGTGGATGTAGTTGCGTTTGCACGCACGTTGAATCCGTCAGAAATGATAGTACCGCCAGTGTTAGCAGCAATGTACGTAGTCCATGCATTCGCACCAGCAGAGGTGTAAGCATTCACTTCAATAGACACATTGTTAGTGGTTTGAGGAAGAATGTATGCACCAGCGGGGACGTTTTTTGCGCTAGACACGCCAGCGTTCATGAGCGTGGTGTTACCAATACCAATGCTGGTAATAGTAACGCCTTGCAGATAAGCACCAGCAGTGTTAGTGGATGCTTCGGCAAGCAGGATTTTATTGAGTGATAAAGACATGCTCTATGCTCCTTACAGTGAAAGGTAGTTGTAACCCGTCACCTTGGTCATCGACTTGGGCTTGACGTTTACCAGTTCGGCAATCATCAGCACAGCGCCAACATAACCAATTTGCCAGTTGGGCAGAGTGGACTCAAATCCTGTGAACACAAACGAACCTTGCTCATGGATGTAGAGCGACAGGTAGTTGGTGTTGAGGAAGTACACCGTGCCTTCGGGGCAGTAGGGGTCAGGATAGATAGGAACACCAGCAACCATCAGGGCGCGGAATGCAGCCTGCGGGCCGTTGCTGTCGCCGTCA